TCAATTAGGAGGTGCGGCTGGTTTAGCTTCACCAGGTTTATTTGGTGGTGCTGGATATGGTGCTTATGGTGGTTTAGGAAATATGGCTACAATTTATCCTGTATATTGGGACTTAGAAAGAATTAATGAATTAAAGGCAAGTAACCAAGTTAGAAGAGTAGGATTTAGTTTTGAGTTGATTAATAACCAACTTAGAATTTTCCCTGTTCCTACAGTTAACTACCCTTTATATTTTAATTATATTAAGCGCTCTGAAAGAGGAAATCCAATTGCTACACCTTATTCAGGTTCAGGGTTAATATCAGATATGAGTAAAGTTCCTTATCAAAATCCATGTTATAGCTTTATTAATGCTCCTGGTAGATATTGGATATTTGAATATACATTAGCTGTAGCAAAAGAGCTTTTAGGATACGTAAGAGGTAAGTATACTACAGTACCAATTCCTGGTGCGGAAGTAACTTTAAACCAAGCAGATTTATTATCAGCAGCCACATCAGAAAAAGCAGCTTTAATTGAAAAACTAAGAGGTGATTTAGATGAAGTAACACGACAGAAACAGTTAGAAAGAAGAGCAGCAGAAAATGTAGCAATGAAAACAACATTAAACGAAGTACCTTTACCAATTTATATAGGATAATATGGCAATGTTCGGTAGACAGAGGGATGTTCAGCTATTTAATAGCGTAAACCAGGAGTTGATTCATGATATTATTGAGCAACTTGTTGGTTACTATAAAGTAGTTTTAAAAGAAACTCCTTCTAACGTTTATGGTGAGGCACAAAATAAAACTTATATGGGTCCTGTGTTATTACCTTGTTTATTAGTTAGAGGAGGTACAACACAAGAAACTGATAATTTTGGTCCTGATACATTCCGCGAACTTGAAGTTAGACTTTGGAGAGATGATTGTATTAGTGCTAATGTAGTTCCAGAAATAGGTGATATTATACTTTGGAATAACTTATATTTTGAAGTTGATAACGTAAATGAAAACCAATTAGTGGTAGGTAAAGATCCTAGCTATCCATATAGCGAAGATGTAGTTGAATTTGGTGATAGCTTATCATTCATCTTAACTTGCCACATGACACGTCCAGAAATACCTGGTATAACACAAACAAGATTATGATAAAATTATTAAACATACTAAAAGAGGAACCTTATATTGATATAAGTAAAATAAAAACAGGAACTACTAGTATTGATCCAGAAACAGGAACAAAAACCACCTTATCAGATATTAATCCTGAAACAGGTAAGTTAACTTGGGATGTTGATTATGGAGTTAAACCTGAAGCAGTAATTACTAAATTAGAAGATCTTATTGATTATCTTGGTACTGCTGAAGAGGGTACTGAATTGTCTAAGTTAAAAGGTATTTTAGCTTTATTAAGAAAAAGAGTTAAGAAACTTAAATAATGGAGTTTAAACCAACACCATATACTAAACAACAATTTCTTAGCAAGTTGGTTATCCCAAAAGATCCAACTTATGGAAATCCTAACCAGGTTGAAACTGAACTAAAACCAGGACAACCTGAGATAAATCGTGCTTATCAAACATCCATGAAAGATGAGAATAGGGCAAAACCTATCTCTATTGGATTACAAGATATAGATGAAACTATTGCTTATTATTTTACTAATGTTATTAGACCTGTTGCTGTACAAAACAACAGACAAATTGAGGTACCTATAATTTATGGTTCACCTGAAAAATGGAAAGCAGTACAGGCTGATGGTTACTATAGAGATGGTAACCAGGGCAAAATTATGGTTCCGTTAATTATGTATCAAAGAGAATCTATTACTAAAGATAGATCTATTGGTAATAAATTAGATGGTAATAAGGTAAGAAATTTTCAATATTTTGAAACGCCTTACTCACCAAGAAATTTTTACGATAATTTTAAGGTTTTACAAAATCAAAAGAAACAAAAAGAATTTATATTAGGAATTATTCCTGATTATTTAATTATTACTTATAAAGTAATTGTTTGGACTGACTTTATTCAAGATCAGATGAATACTATTATAGAAGCGTTTGAATTTGCTTCTGATTCGTATTGGGGGGATCCTGAACGATTTATGTTTAGAGCTAGAATTGATGAATTTCCAACAATTACAAGTGTATCTGCTAATGCCGACAGAGCAAATAAAAGTGAATTTAACGTTAAAGTTAACGCATATATCATACCTTCAGGTATAAACGCTGCTCTAGCAGGCCCTAATCCAAAGGCATACAATATCACTAAAACATACTTCAAAGAGAGAACGACGTAAATAAAGTCCATTTAGGATTCATCATATTTATTATAGAATAATTCTAAATGAAATTTTAATGGGATACATCAGTACTTCAGGTATAGCGAGTGGTAGTTTAATAGAAGCTGCACACGTTTTACGCATTATAAACGCTTTAAATGGTGTTACTGGTTCTGACATACAAATTGGTGCCTCTTTAACTATATCTAGTTCAGGTAACCTTGTGTTAGAATCAGGTTCTATTGATCAAAACAATACAGCTCCAACAGCATTAGTATATGATACTGGTTCTGGTTTAGTATACTTTAGCACAACTACTCCTGGCGCCTCTGGTACTTCAGGTTCATCAGGTACTTCAGGTTCATCTGGTACTTCAGGAGCAGCGGGTACTTCAGGTTCTTCAGGAACAAGTGGTTCAAGTGGAACTTCAGGTACAAATGGTACTTCAGGTTCTAGCGGAACTTCAGGTACAAGCGGTTCAAATGGTTCAAGTGGCACAAGTGGTTCTTCTGGAACCTCTGGTTCAAGTGGAACATCAGGTGCTGCGGGTGCGACAGGTGCTGCTGGTTCAAGTGGTACAAGTGGTTCAAGTGGTACAAGCGGTATTAATGGAACTTCTCCATCATATTCTACTACCTCTACAATGGCAATTAACTTGTCATCTGTAACAGTTGGTAGTACTCTTGCATTAACAAATTTAGCTGCCTCTGGGTTAGCTTTTACAGTAGGTCAAGATATAGTAATTGCCTATGACCCTACAAACTTTATAGAAGGACGTGTTAGCAGCTATGCTGGTGGTACTACTATAAACGTATATGTAGAAGTTGTTGTAGGTACTGCTTCACAATCAAGTTGGAACGTAAACCTTTCAGGTAACTCAGGAACAAATGGTACATCAGGTACTTCTGGTTCTTCAGGAACTAGTGGTTCATCAGGTTCATCAGGAACAAGTGGATCACATGGTTCAAGTGGTACAAGTGGTTCTTCTGGAGCTTCTGGTTCAAGTGGAACATCAGGTACTTCTCCTGTTGTAACTAATACTACTACTGATAATATTAATTTAGGTACACTAACTGTAGGTACTACAGTTACTTTAAGTGCTGGTCTTAATGTTGCTGTAGGAACAATAATAATTGTTTCATATGATACTAGTAATTATCTTTTAGGTCAAGTAACAGTACTTAATCCTCTTGGACCAAATACAATAAGATTTATTACAACTAAAGTTGTTGGTACTCAAAGTGGAAATGGACCTTGGAATATAGGTATAGCAGGTCAAGATGGAACTAGTGGTTCAAGTGGTACAAGCGGATCAAGTGGTGCAAGCGGTGCTGCTGGTACTTCAGGTTCAAGTGGTACATCAGGTACTAATGGTTCATCTGGTACAAGTGGCTCATCAGGTACTTCAGGTAATGGAACCTCTGGTTCAAGTGGTACTTCAGGTAGCTCAGGAACATCTGGTTCTAGCGGTACATCAGGTGCTGATGGTACTTCAGGTTCAAGTGGAACCTCAGGTACAAATGGAACGAGTGGTACAGATGGTTCATCTGGCACTTCAGGTTCATCAGGTACTTAAGGTAATGGAACTCCAGGTTCTAGCGGTACATCTGGTTCAAGCGGAACTTCAGGTGCAGACGGTACTTCAGGTTCTTCTGGTACTTCTGGTGCTATAGGAGCTTCAGGTTCTTCTGGTACTTCAGGTTCATCAGGAACTTCTGGTTCATCAGGAACTTCTGGTGCAACGGGTGCTGCTGGTACTTCAGGTTCATCTGGTACTTCAGGAGCTGGTGCCGCAGGTGCTCCTTCAATGTATCAAATTGTTCTTAATATGTCAGCAGGTGCTATCGATACTGGTGGTACTCCAATTGCTTCCGTATTAGGACCTAATGGCGAAAATAAAACAACATTAGAAGGTCAAGGTTGGTCATTTAGTTGTCCTTCATCTTCACAATTAACTGTTGGAAGAAAATCAGGATTACAAGTTCAACCAGCGGTTGCTATTCAGACTCATGGTAACAACGCAGGGGTAGTAGCAACAAAAGCACCTACAGGTATTAATACAGTAACATTCTCAGCCTTACAAACCTTATCATCAGGTAACTGGACTGGATTTGATATATATTCAATAAGTAGTGGTAATACAGGATGTGCTTCATCAGGTACTACTACAGTTACAGTTACTTTCGGAATTATAAGTTAAAAATAATTTTAATAATTAATAAAAAATGGCAGTATATATACCAGATTTATTGGTGGTAGGAAAGATTAAGACCGGTGGAGGTAGTCTTTCAATATCTCAATCTTTCTCTTCAGCGAGTAGCCCTTATGATGGTGCTCCATTAACCTACTTAGCTCAATTTACTATTACCCCTCAAGCAGCTAACTATCCAGGAAACGTATATAATGCTGATCTTTATACTGCTAATGATATTCAACCAGGATTTAAGTATGCTCTTACTTCAGGTAAAGTATATGATGTAGTAACTGTTAGTGTACATAGTAATACTAGTGCCTCTATCGGGTTAAAAGATACAGATTTAAAGGTATATACAAACTGGCCTTACGATCCTGCTGATAACTCTCCTGAACAAAACTCAAATGGTATTTTCTTTCCTGTAGATAGTGGTTCAGTAAAATTATCAAATTTAACTAACTATCAAGGTGGATTTACAGCTTATAGTTATTGGGTTTCAGATTTATTAGGAGCATCAGTTACTAATTTAACTGTTTCAGGTAGTGCGGGAGGAAATGGCTCATCAGGTACTTCAGGTTCATCTGGTACCTCAGGTTCTTCAGGAACTTCGGGTGCAACTGGAGTTTCAGGTTCATCTGGTACTTCAGGATCAAGTGGTACAAGTGGTGCAGATGGTACTTCAGGTTCAAGTGGAACTTCAGGTAATTCTGGTACATCAGGAACTTCAGGAACATCAGGTACAGATGGTTCTTCTGGTACTGCAGGCAGCTCAGGAACTTCTGGTTCAAGTGGTACTTCAGGTTCATCAGGTACATCAGGTACAAGCGGTTCATCAGGAACAAGTGGTATAGATGGTTCATCTGGTACTTCTGGTACTAATGGTACTTCAGGTTCATCTGGTACAAGTGGATCTTCAGGAACATCAGGTACAAGTGGTTCATCAGGAACTTCAGGTACTTCAGGTTCAAATGGTTCATCTGGTACTTCAGGCAGCTCTGGTACTAGCGGTTCATCTGGTACAAGTGGTTCATCAGGTACTTCAGGTTCATCAGGTGCTAGTGGCGATTTATATAGAACAACTTCAAGTACTTCATTTGCTTTAGGCAATGCAGGTACAATTACAGTAGGAACAGGCTTAGCTTATTCTCCTGCTCAATCAATAATTGTAGTTTATAATACTTCAAACTTCCAAGAGTGTGAAGTAATTTCATATAATTCAGGAACTGGAGATTTACAATTTGCTGCTCCAACAAGAACAGTTGGTTCAGGAACATATATCTCTTGGACTGTTAACTTAGATGGTGCTTCAGGTGGTGATGGTAGCTCTGGTACTTCTGGTACTAGTGGCATAAATGGTTCATCTGGTACTTCAGGTACAAACGGTACTTCTGGTACTAACGGTACTTCAGGTTCAAATGGTTCATCTGGTACTTCAGGTAGCTCTGGTTCTTCTGGAACTAGTGGTTTTGATGGTACTTCAGGTACAAACGGTACTTCAGGAACTTCTGGAGATTCAGGTTCATCAGGCACAAGTGGCTCAAGTGGTTTATCAGGAACTTCTGGTTCAAGTGGTACTTCTGGTACTAATGGTTCATCAGGAACTTCAGGTACTTCAGGTTCAGATGGTTCATCAGGAACTTCAGGATCAAGTGGTACTAGTGGTATAAATGGTTCAAGTGGTACTTCAGGATCTTCTGGTACTAGTGGTACAAATGGTTCAAGCGGTACTTCAGGTACAAATGGTACTTCTGGTACGGATGGTTCTTCTGGTACTTCTGGTACAAGTGGTTCTTCTGGCACTTCTGGAAGTTCAGGTGCAAGTGGTACATCTGGTACCTCAGGTACAAATGGTACTTCAGGTTCAAACGGTACTTCAGGTGCTGATGGTACTTCAGGTACATCAGGTACAAATGGTTCTTCTGGTACAAGCGGTACAAATGGTTCAAGTGGTACAAGTGGATCTTCTGGAACTAGTGGAACAACTGGTTCTTCAGGTTCAAGTGGAACTTCTGGATCAAGTGGAACAAGCGGTACTTCAGGTACCTCAGGTTCTTCAGGTACATCAGGTTCAAACGGTACTGATGGTTCTTCAGGTACTTCAGGTTCATCTGGTACAAGCGGAAATTCAGGTTCAAGTGGTACATCTGGCTCAAGCGGAACTTCAGGCACTAGTGGCGTAAATGGTACTTCAGGATCTTCAGGCACATCAGGTTCAAACGGTACTGATGGTTCTTCAGGTACTTCAGGTTCTTCTGGTATAAGTGGAACTAGTGGTACTTCAGGTGCTGATGGTACTTCAGGAACTTCTGGAGATTCAGGTTCATCAGGTACTTCAGGATCAAGTGGCGTATCAGGTTCATCTGGTACAAGCGGAAGCTCAGGTACTTCAGGTTCATCTGGTACAAGCGGATCTTCAGGAACTTCAGGATCGAATGGTACTAGTGGTACAGATGGTTCAAGCGGAACTTCAGGTTCAAGCGGATCAAGTGGCACATCAGGTTTATCTGGTTCATCAGGTACTTCTGGTTCAAGTGGCACTTCAGGTTCATCAGGAACTTCTGGCTCAAGTGGTACATCAGGTTTATCTGGTTCATCAGGAACATCTGGTTCTAGCGGTTCGTCAGGAACTTCTGGTTCAAGCGGTACATCTGGTTCATCAGGTTCTTCAGGTTCATCAGGTAGCTCAGGTGCTAGTGGTGATAGATATAGAAGTGATGCTACTGGTTCAGTTGATTTATCAACTGTAACTAGTGGTTCAATATATAATTTTACAGCAAGTGTAGGTTTATCTTACACAACAGTTCAATCAGTAATCTTTGTAGGTTCTGGTTCAACAACAGACCACTTTGAAGCAAACGTTGTAACATACAACGCTGTAGATGGTGGTTTAACAGTAACCGCTTTAGGTACTAAAGAAGGTACCGCAACTTATACAAATTGGGTTGTCAATCTAGATGGTGCTTCTGGTGGTGATGGTTCTTCAGGTACTTCTGGTACTAGTGGTTTATCTGGAACTTCAGGTTCTAGTGGAACATCAGGTACAAGTGGTGCAGATGGTACTTCTGGTTCATCTGGCACTTCAGGTTCATCTGGTACTTCAGGAAGTTCAGGAACTTCAGGTTCAAGCGGCACATCTGGTATTGATGGTACTTCAGGTTCAAGCGGTACTTCAGGTACTTCAGGAACTAATGGTACAAGCGGTACTGATGGTTCAAGCGGTACAAGCGGAAGTTCAGGTACTTCAGGCACAAGTGGCTCAAGTGGAACTTCTGGATCAAGTGGAACAAGCGGTTCTTCAGGTACTAGTGGCACAAGCGGAACTTCAGGTACAAACGGAACTTCTGGTTCATCTGGTACTTCAGGTTCTTCAGGCTCAAGTGGTGTAAGTGGTTTAACTGGTACTTCAGGTACATCAGGTTCAAGCGGTACATCAGGTAGCTCAGGTTCATCTGGCACAAGCGGAACATCAGGATCTAGTGGTACAAGCGGTACTTCAGGAACTTCTGGTTCATCAGGAACAAGTGGTTCATCAGGTACTTCAGGTTCTAATGGTACTGATGGTTCTAGTGGTACTTCGGGTTCTTCAGGTTCTAGTGGTACTTCAGGTACTTCAGGTTCAAGTGGCACTTCAGGAACTTCTGGTTCATCTGGTACTTCAGGAAGCTCAGGTACATCAGGTTCAAATGGTACTTCAGGTACTGATGGTTCTAGTGGTACTTCTGGTTCATCTGGTTCATCAGGAACTTCAGGTACAAGTGGAAGTTCAGGTACTAGTGGTTCAAGTGGATCATCTGGTTCATCAGGAAGTTCAGGAACATCAGGTTCATCAGGTACTTCAGGTTCAAACGGTACAAGCGGTACTTCAGGTTCAAGTGGTACATCAGGTACTTCAGGTACTTCAGGTTCAGATGGCACTTCAGGATCAAGTGGTACTAGTGGATCTAGTGGCACAAGCGGATCTTCAGGTACAAGTGGTACTTCAGGAAGCTCAGGTACAAGTGGTTCAAGTGGATCAAGCGGTACTAGTGGATCTTCAGGTACAAGTGGTACTTCAGGAAGCTCAGGTACAAGTGGTACAAGCGGTTCAAGCGGTACAAGCGGAAGCTCTGGTTCTTCAGGATCATCTGGTTTAAGTGGAGACAGATATTTAACTACTGCTACAGGTTCAATTGATTTAAACACAATAACAAGTGGTTCTCAATATACTGTAACAGCAAGTGCTAATTTATCATATTCTCCAGTTCAATCAATAATTTTAGTAGGATCTGGTTCATTAGATCACTTTGAAGCTGAAGTAATAACATATAACACAAGTACAGGTGTTTTAGTTGTACAAGCTTATGGAACTAAATCAGGTACAGCAACATATTCAAATTGGATAGTTAACTTAGATGGTGCTTCAGGAGGTGATGGTTCATCAGGTACAAGCGGAACTTCAGGTTCATCTGGTACAAGCGGATCTTCAGGAACATCAGGTACAAGCGGTTCAAGTGGATCAAGCGGTACAAGTGGAAGCTCTGGTTCTTCAGGTAGCTCAGGAACTTCAGGTTCATCCGGAACTTCAGGTACTGATGGTTCAAGTGGTACTAGTGGTTCATCAGGATCTTCTGGAACTAGTGGAACATCAGGTTCTAATGGTACATCAGGTTCTTCAGGAACTTCAGGTACATCAGGTACAGACGGAAGCTCAGGTACTTCAGGAACAAGTGGTTCAAATGGTTCAAGCGGTACTAGTGGTTCATCAGGTACTTCAGGATCTTCAGGTTCGTCAGGTACTTCTGGAACATCAGGATCTTCTGGAACTAGTGGAACATCAGGAATAAATGGTTCAAGTGGAACATCAGGTTCATCTGGTACTTCAGGTTCAAACGGTACAAGTGGTTCAAGTGGTACAAGCGGTACTAGTGGCTCTTCTGGAACATCAGGTTCAAGTGGAACAAGCGGATCTTCAGGAAGTTCAGGTTCATCAGGTACAAGTGGTACAAGTGGATCTTCTGGAACATCAGGTTCAAACGGTTCAAGCGGTACAAGCGGTACAAGTGGTTCTTCAGGTACATCAGGTACTTCAGGAAGCTCAGGTACTAGTGGTACAAGTGGATCTTCTGGATTATCAGGTACATCAGGTTCTTCAGGTACTTCAGGTTCAAGCGGTACAAGTGGTTCATCAGGTACTTCAGTAGCATTAAATGCAACAGATGGTCAAGTGTTATATGCTAATGGTGGAGTAGCAAAAGGTGATGCTGGAATGACTTATGATGAAACTACTGATACATTAACTGTAGGAACATTAAATGGTACTATTAAGAACTTTAAAATTAAACACCAATCAAAAGAAGGATTCGATTTAGTATATTCATCTCTTGAAGGTCCAGAAATTGGTGTATATGTAAGAGGTAAAAAAGAACTAGATAATACAATTGAATTACCTGATTATTGGACATGGTTAATAGACGAATCAACAATTACAGTTCAATTAACATCAATAGCAGGCCCCGTTGCTCACTATGTAGTTGAAGTTAAAGATAACAAAGTGATAATTGGAAGCGCATCAGGATTAATAAATTGTTATTACACGGTTTATGCTGAAAGAAAGGATGTTGCTAAACTAGTAGTTGAACGCAATCAACAAACGTACTAAGTAATAAAAGATAAAAAGTAAAACCCCTCGCAAGAGGGGTTTTTTATTCCAACCCTTTTACGTATATTTATATTAAATACAGTTTTTATGATTAAACAATACAGAAAGTCTGCATTTTCAGTTCAACATGATGAGGAATTAGAACAGCAAAAAATTGCTGAAACTAAAAAAGTAGAAGAAAAAAAGAAAGAAACACCAAAACCTGTTGAAGAAAAAAAAGAAGAAAAAGCAGAACAACCCAATACCCCCAAGTTCCAGAATAAATTATAAAGTTATATTTTAAATAAGTTTTGATGAATATATTGGCCTCAACCAGTTTTATTGGTAATACTGGTTATGCAAACCATTCTAAGTCATTTTTTACGGCATTGGATAAATTAACACCCGTAAAAATTCGTAATTTTACCATTGGTGATTCATGGACAGGAATGAGTAATACTCCTCATGATGGTGAGTATTATATGACTGACCAAATAAAAAAAATGTTATCTGCCCAAACACTTTGGACAGGTGAAGGAGATAATAAGCGCAGAGAAGATTTTCCAATGTATAATCATGATCCAAATCAAATATTTGATATTAATATAGTATTAAATGAAACAGATCATTTTTATTTTTATGATAGCTATGGTAATTATAAAATAGCATATAACGTTTGGGAATCGACTTTACAACCCCAAGGTTATTTTAATCGTATAAAAGATTATTATCATGAGTTATGGGTTCCATCTCAATGGCAAAAAGATGTAACTATTACTCAAGGTTATCCTGCTGATAAAATATTTGTTATTCCTGAAGGTGTAGATGTTAATACATTTAAACCACTTGAAAACCCACAATATCCTGACAAATTCAGGTTTATGATTTTTGGTAGATGGGATTATAGAAAATACATTAAAGAATGTATAGAAGCGTGGTTAAAGGCGCTCCCCAGAAACAAATATCCTAACGTTGAATTACTTTTATCCGTTGAAAACCCATTTAGTGTAGATGGGATGAAATCAACTGCTGAACGTTTACAACGTTACGGATTACAAGATCCACGTATTAAAATTGTTAAATTCCCTCCACGTAACGAATATATTAGTTATTTACAAAACGGACACGTATTATTAAGTTGTGCTCGTAGTGAAGGATGGAATTTACCTTTGATTGAAGCTTTGGCTTGTGGAACACCAAGTATTTATTCTAATTGTTCTGCTCAACTTGAATTTACCAGAGGTGAAGGTTTAGCAGTAAATGTTTTAGGTGAAGAGGCAGCATCTAAAGGTGATGGTAAATCATTTAGAAAGATGCCTGGTAATTATTATAAACCTGATTTTAAACATTTAGTTGAAACTATTAGAGATGCTTATGAAAATTATGAGCATCATAAACAAGTAGCTTTACAAATGAGTGAAAGAATTAGACGTGATTTTACTTGGGAAAAACAAGCAAAATTAGCTCATGATAGATTAAAAGTTATCTATAGTGAAAACTTTAAAGATGGTAAGTTTATTAAAAAACAATCTCCAAAAATTTCATATCATTTTGTAAATAAAGCTTTTGTTCAAGTAGATAAAGCAGATGAAGATATAAAAGTAGAATTTTGGGATAAAAAAACAGATAAATTATTATTTGAAACAAAATTAAAAGAAGGACACTGGGCTGCTCCTAATAGATCATATTTTACTGATTGGAAAATTATAGCAAAAGATATATCGGGAGAAATAGTATTCCAACATGATTATAATTGCGAAGGTAAACGTGTTTATATAGCACTTGAATCTAAATCATTGGGTGATACTTTAGCATGGTTTCCACAATTAGAAGAATTTAGAAAAAAACACAATTGTAAACTTATAGTATCTACATTTTGGAATCATTTCTTTGAACCAAATTATCCTAAAATTGAATTTATTAAACCAGGAACTCCAGTAGGTGATTTATATGCGATGTATAAAATAGGATGGTTCTATGACGGAGATAAAATTAATTTAGATCATAATCCTGTAGATCCTAAATCACGTCCTTTACAAGCAACAGCAAGTGATATTTTAGGCTTAGAATATAAAGAAGTAATACCTAAAATTATTAAACCAGAACGTCCAAATCGTTATGGTAAAAAATTCGTATGCTTTTCCCCACACGCCTCAGCATCAGCTAAGTACTGGCATAACGAACAAGGATGGCAAACAATCATTAACTATATCAAAAACGTTTTAGGTTATGAAGTAGTAATGATATCAAAAGAAAAATATAACGATAATTGGGAAACATCTAAATTACCAGGTAATAAGAAATTTGAAGGTATCATTGATGCTACTGGTGATTTTCCAATAGAGGAAAGAATGGCTGATTTACTAAATTGTGAATTTTTTATAGGTGTTGGTAGTGGTTTAAGTTGGTTAGCTTGGGCTCTTGGTAAGGAAGTAATTATGATATCCGGTTTTAGTGATACTTGGGCTGAATTTGAAACTAATTGTATACGAATTATTAATAAAGATGTATGTAATTCCTGCTTTAATAATTTTAAATTAGATGCAGGTGATTGGAATTGGTGCCCCGCCCATAAAGATACGCCACGACATTTTGAATGTACTAAACAAATCTCGGCTATGTGGGTAGTTGATGCTATAAATCAAATAAAATAATTATTTTTAATTATTAACTCTACTAAGGTCATTCATATTTATTGTGGATAAACTCTACAAATAAATGGCCAAGAATATACGTATTATTCCCGAATCGGGTTCCATTATTTTGATGCAAAATGGCGCATCAGAGGCACAATCAGTCCATATTGAAATTAGTGGATCTGATCCTTCTGGTAGTATTTCTGTGACTAATAATGCTGGAACTGAGATTTTTAAAATCAATAATAGATTTCCCTCAAATTCCGTAGTTGAATTTACTAACGGTGGTTTAGTTTTACAAAATGCAACTACAGGTTCTATTAGCGCTCCGTACAATGGCCAAATGATTTTTGATCTTGCTGATGGTAAAGTTTGGCATTATTGGGATGGTATATGGTTAGATAGATCAGGTACTTCAGGTACTTCTGGTTCATCAGGCACATCAGGTAGTTCAGGTACTTCAGGTACCTCTGGCTCATCAGGTTCATCAGGTACAAGTGGCTCATCAGGATCATCAGGAACAAGTGGAACATCAGGTTCATCAGGTACAAGCGGTACTTCAGGAAGTTCAGGAACAAGTGGAACATCTGGTTCATCAGGAACTTCTGGTACAAGCGGATCTTCAGGTTCATCTGGTACATCAGGTAGCTCAGGAACTTCTGGTTCAAATGGAACAAGTGGTTCGAGCGGTACTTCAGGTTCAAGTGGTTCAAGCGGAACTTCAGGAAGCTCAGGCTCATCTGGTACAAGTGGAACTTCAGGTTCAAATGGAACTTCAGGTTCATCAGGTACAAGTGGCTCATCTGGTACAAGTGGAACTTCAGGTTCAAATGGAACTTCAGGTTCATCAGGTTCAAGTGGTACAAGTGGAAGTTCAGGTACTAGTGGAACTTCAGGTTCAAATGGAACTTCAGGTTCATCAGGTTTAAGTGGAACCTCAGGTTCATCAGGTACTTCAGGCACTTCAGGTTCAAATGGAACTTCAGGAAGCTCAGGTACAAGCGGTACTTCAGGTTCAAGTGGTACTTCAGGTACTTCAGGTTCATCTGGTACAAGCGGAAGCTCAGGTACTTCAGGTTCATCAGGTTCAAGTGGCGTAAGTGACAGATATTTAAGTAACGCTACTGGTTCATTTGATTTAACCACAGCAGTTTCAGGTACCTTAGGAGCAGTAACAGCAAGCGCAGGCTTAGCTTATTCTCCTGTACAATCAATAATTTTAGTAGCTTCTGGTACATTAAATCATACAGAAGCAGAAGTAATAACATATAATTCAACTACTGGTATTTTAAACTTTAGTGTCATTACTAAAGATGGTACTGGTACTTATAGTAACTGGATAGTTAACTTAGATGGTGCTTCTGGTGGAGATGGTAGCTCAGGTACTTCAGGTACTTCAGGTTCATCTGGCTCAAGTGGCACATCAGGTTCAAGCGGTACATCAGGAAGTTCAGGCTCATCAGGTACTAGTGGAACTTCAGGTTCAAGTGGTACAAGTGGTTCAAGCGGTACTTCAGGAACTTCTGGTTCATCTGGAACTAGTGGTACTTCAGGAAGTTCAGGTACATCAGGAACTTCAGGAACAAGTGGTTCAAGTGGAACTTCAGGAACAAGTGGTTCAAGTGGAACTTCAGGAAGCTCAGGCTCATCTGGTACAAGTGGAACTTCAGGTTCAAATGGAACTTCAGGTTCATCAGGAACTTCAGGTTCAAGCGGTACAAGCGGAACATCTGGTTCAAATGGTACAAGTGGAACAAGTGGTTCATCTGGTACATCAGGTAGTTCAGGTTCATCAGGTACTTCAGGTTCATCTGGTACCTCAGGTTCTTCAGGAACTTCTGGAACTTCAGGTTCAAATGGTACATCTGGTACTTCAGGTTCATCAGGTACAAGTGGTTCATCTGGTACATCAGGAACCTCTGGTTCTAGTGGTACTTCAGGTACTTCAGGATCCTCAGGTACATCTGGTGCTACAGGTCCTACTGGTCCTCAAGGTAATAAAGGACAAAAGGGTGAAATTGGCCCTACAGGTCCACAAGGTGCAAAAGGTAATACAGGTGCCCAAGGCCCTGCTGGTACATCAGGTTCAAGTGGTACAAGTGGTTCTAGTGGAACTTCAGGTGCTACTGGTCCTGTAGGTCCTCAAGGTAACGTAGGTCCTACTGGTCCACAGGGTGCTAAAGGCCAAAAAGGTGAAATAGGCCCAACAGGTCCACAAGGTCCTAAAGGCAATACTGGTGCTCAGGGTGCTCAAGGTGCTCAGGGTGCTCAAGGCCCTGCTGGTACATCAGGTTCAAGTGGTACATCTGGTTCTTCAGGAACATCAGGTGCTACAGGCCCTACAGGTCCAACAGGTCCTCAGGGTAACGTAGGTCCAACAGGTCCAACAGGCCCTCAAGGCGCAAAAGGTAATACTGGTGCTACAGGTCCTACTGGCCCAACTGGTCCAACAGGTCCTCAAGGTGCAACAGGTGCTGCTGGTACATCAGGTTCATCAGGAACTTCTGGTTCAAGTGGTACATCAGGTGCTACAGGCCCTACAGGTCCTACAGGTCCTCAGGGTAACGTAGGTCCAACAGGTGCTCAAGGTGCTAAAGGTCAAAAAGGTGAAATAGGTGCTACTGGTCCTCAAGGTCCTCAAGGTGCTCAAGGTAACGTAGGTGCTAAAGGAGATACAGGTGCTACAGGTCCAACGGGTCCAACTGGTCCAACAGGTCCTACAGGTCCTCAAGGTGCTAAAGGTAATACTGGTTCAACAGGTGCTCCTGGTCCTACTGGCCCTCAAGGTGCTCAAGGTAACAAAGGTAATACTGGCGCTACTGGTCCTCAAGGTAACGTAGGTCCTACTGGTCCTACTGGTCCTCAAGGTGCTAAGGGTCAAAAAGGTGAAGTAGGTGCTACTGGCCCTCAAGGTGCTCAAGGTAACAAAGGTAATACTGGTTCAACAGGTGCTACTGGCCCTACTGGTCCAACTGGTCCAACAGGTCCTCAAGGTGCTAAAGGTAATACTGGTTCTCCTGGTCCTCAGGGAGCTCAAGGTAACACTGGTGCTCAAGGTCCAACAGGTGCTAAAGGTCAGAAAGGTGAATTAGGCCCTCAAGGTAATGTAGGCCCAACAGGTGCTACAGGTGCTCCTGGTCCAACAGGTCCTCAAGGTCCTCAAGGTGCAAAAGGTAATACTGGTTCTCCTGGTCCAACTGGTCCTCAAGGTGCTCAAGGTAACGTAGGTCCAACAGGTGCTCAAGGTCCTCAAGGTAACAAAGGTAACACTGGTTCTCCTGGTCCAACAGGTCCTCAAGGTAACGTAGGTCCTACTGGTTCAACAGGTGCTCCTGGTCCTACAGGTCCTCAAGGTGCTAAGGGACAAAAAGGTGAATTAGGTCCTCAAGGTAACGTAGGTCCAACAGGTGCAACAGGTTCACCTGGCCCAACAGGTCCTCAAGGTAATAAGGGTAATACTGGTTCAACAGGTTCACCTGGTCCTCAAGGTAATGCTGGTGGTACTGGTGCTCCTGGCCCAACAGGTCCTACTGGTCCTCAAGGTGCTAAAGGTAACTCAATAGCCAATAACGTATCAGCTTTAGGTGTTAATACTCCTGCTGGTCCAACAGGTGATATCAGAGCTACTGGTGAGATTACAGCATATTACTCAGATAGAAGACTTAAGGACAATGTAAAAGTAATAGATAATGCTCTTGATAAATTAACTACATTAACAGGTATAACTTATACCCATAATGAATTAGCAGCGAGCTTTGGATACGATACAAGAAATAGAATTGTCGGTGTGTTCGCAGATGAATTAGAAGCAATATTACCAGAAGCTGTTAGATTAGCTCCGTTCGATACAGAATATGTTGAAGACGAAAATGGTAATAAGATTGAAAAATCAAAATCTGGTGAAAACTTCCGCACAGTAATGTATGAAAAGATTGTTCCATTATTAATCGAAGCTGTTAAGGAGTTAAAAGCTAGAGTTGAGAGACTTGAAAACAAGTAATATAAACAATTAAAAGAAGTGAAGCGACCAATTTTGGTCGCTTCCTTTTTTATATTTATATTCACACAATAAACTAAGTTATGTATAAATTTCAACAAAACGCATCTATTGATCCTTTAGAATGGTATTGGTTTAAAAATGGTTTTTCATTCGACGAAGTAGATCAAATTGTAGCTGAATCAAAAAATTGGGGTTTAACAACAGCAGGTGTAACAGATGCTGGTGTTGTAAATAATGAAATGAGAAAAAGTGCAGTAGCATGGATTCCCCAAGTTGATGGTTATAAATGGATCTATGATAAGTTAGGTGGAATGATCGAAGAAGCTAATAATGCTCTTTGGAAATTCAATCTTTATGGGATGAATGAAATGATCCAATATACTGAATATTATCAGGATGGAGGACATTACGACTATCATTTAGATGTTGGTGGTGGATATCCCTTAAATCAAAGAAAAATTAGTATTACTGTTCAACTTACAGGACCTGAAGATTATACAGGTGGAGATTTTCAAATTTTAAGAGGTAAAAATCCAGAAGACCTTCCTAAATTAAAAGGATGTGTTTTAGTATTTCCTTCTTATTTAATGCATAGAGTTACTCCTGTAACTAGTGGCACTCGTAGATCGTTAGTATTATGGGTTGGAGGAGATAGTTATAAATAATATGAAACTAAATGTTTTATTTCATATAGGTTATTATAAGGATTTATTTTCCCCATTAGATAGAGAATTAGGGGGAACTGAACAAGTTCTACTTAATACTATAAAATACTTAGCTAAAAACGGATATGACGTTTACGTAACAGGAGACGTTGCTGAAATGACTTATGATGATGTAACCTACCTTAATAGAGACTTACTCTGGAAGGTTCCGAGGAAATATGATGTCGTTATCGGGGTGGGTTACATTAATTTTTTACTTGATATAGAACACAAAGTAAATTATCATAAAGCTTATCTTTGGATTCATAATACAGAATATTACCCCTATTATAATGGTGAAACTTTACCTAATGAAGGTAGAGATTTATTACCCAAATTATCAGGTATAATATGTGTTTCTAAATGGCATAAAGAATATATTGCTAACAAGTATAATTACCCAATAGATAAAATTGAAGTAATTTATAATAGTGTTGATGTTGCTAATTTTACTGAAGAAGAAAAGGTAAAAGATTCATTTATATATTCGTCACATCCTGAACGCGGCTTAAATACTTTGCTTGAGTTATGGTATTATATTAAAGATATAAAACCAAATGCTATATTAAAGGTATTTTGCCCCAAATATGGTTTAGATGTATTTAATCAAACGTATAAGAAACTAAATTTAAAGGACGTTCAATTCATTGGTAATGTTGACGCTAAAACTCTCCGCCGAGAATATAGCAAAGCAGAATATTGGTTTTATCCAACACAATACGAAGAAACATTTTGTATAACTGCGGTTGAAGCACAATTAGCAGGTTGTAAAATAATTACAACCCCAATAGGTGCACTTCCTGAAATAATTCATGAAGCAGAATTTATCAAACATCCAGGTGAAGAATTAGGATGGTATCTTGATAGAATTAAGGTAATAGATTTTATAACAAATAATGATAGATTAACACGTAATAGAGTATATGCTTTCTTATTCAATATAGATGTCATTGGAAGAGTATGGAAAAACTTTTTAGATAGTTGTTATAGTTTTGATTGTGTTTATATTATTTCACTTAATAAAACAGATGAATATAAACAAGATGCTATCAAACGACTTGACGAAAGTGGAATACAATATGAATCAATAGCTTTTATTGATGGTGTAGATGGTAGAAAACCAAATCCTGGATTTGAATTTAAAGCTTGGGATGGTTGGAAAAAGAAAGATTTTAAAGAGCTTGAAACTCTACGTAATGAAAAAAATTTCACCACTAGTGTAAAATGGTATTTAAGAAATATAACTCCAGGCGAAATAGGATGTGTATTATCTCACATAAAGTGTTGGAAAGATGCTTATGAAAATAAATTTAATTCTGTATTAATACTAGAGGAGGACTTTTATCCAAATGAAAAATTTTCACAAAGCATAATTTCATCTATTCAAAATTGGGATTTAATTCATTTAGGTAGAAATTTAATGAGAGATTTACCTGAACAACAGATTAATGCTTATTTTAATCGTCCTTTATTTTCATTTAATGCTCATGCTTATGCTTTAAGCAAAAGAGGAGTTGAGATAATTATTAGTAAACGTTTAGAGGAAAATTTAATTCCAACAGACGAATTTTTACCTACATTATATGATACACATTTTAGAACTGATGTAGTTGAATTGTTAAACAAACATGATAAACGTAAATTAAATGCTTTTGCTACTAATGTAGAATATATAGTTCAAAAAGATAATAAATCACAAACTGAAAATATACATTTAGAACCTGTAATAGAACCTTTTAAAATAAAGATTATGGATAAAGAATATACTCCGTTACATCCAGATTTATACCAATATTGGAATGATACGGCTGCCTGGCATAGAAAATTTTTAGTGCCTGGTATGATTAAAAAAGAGTGGGATTTGTTTGTTGATGAAGAATTTGATGGTACTTATACTTACCCACTTTTTACCAAAGAATTTTGTAATAAAATAATTGAAGAAGCAGAACATGCTAAGGTATGGACTTTTGCTCGTCATGAATTTTATCCAACAACAGATTTTGTATTAACTGAAATTGGATTTGATAAAATATATTATGATTTGCTTTGGGAATTTGTTATGCCTATGGCAATGCATAAGTTTGGATTAGAAGGTAAAGGATGGGATCAATTACAAGCTGAAAACTTTTTAGCACGTTATACACCTGATACTCAAGGGCATTTAAGTTTACATCATGATAACTCACATATTACTGCTCTAGTAAATTTATCTGAAAAAGATGTTGATTATACAGGTGGTGGTACTTGGTTTTGGCGTCAAAAACAATTATCTAGACCTCCACAAGGGTGGATAAGTGTACATCCAGGAAATATAACACATAAACACGGAGCTCGTCCTGTTTTAAGTGGTAAAAGATATATAATCGTTTCATTCATGAAAAATAAAGAATTTTAATTATGGGAATTATACAAGAAAAACCAACACAAATTACTGCTGAAGAATTACAAGAACTTAAAGATCTTCAACAAGCTAAACAAGCATTAGTATATGCTTTAGGCGAACTTGAATACGAAAAATTGCGTTTAGAAGCACAAAAACAATCGCTAGAAGCTCAATTCAATAAAGTTGTTCAAGGCGAATATGAAATATCTCAGCGCATATCTGAAAAATATGGAGATAATAAAATAGATTTAAAAACTGGCGCATTAGAGGCTATCAGTGCTTAATTTTTAGATACTTTTCATATATTTATCAGTAGACAAAATCTAATTAAAACATGGCTGAAACTTTATTATCTCCTGGTGTATTGACTCGCGAAAACGATCAATCACAGATAACTTCAGGTCCTATTGCTGTTGGTGCTGCTATTATCGGTCCTACAGTTAAAGGTCCAGTAGAAATACCAACTATAGTAACCTCATATTCTGATTATAAGAATAAATTTGGTGCTTCATTTGTTAGTGGTGGTGTAACTCTTGAATATTTAACTTCAATAGCTGCATATAACTACTTCCAACAAGGTGGCGAATCATTATTAGTAACTAGAGTAGTATCTGGTTCTAATAATTCTTATACCCCAGCAACCTCATCTCAAATCACTAATTTAGGTGGTACTGGTGCTTCGTTTGTTCTTGAAACACTTTCAGAAGGTGTTATCATGAATAACCAAACAGGAAGTGGTAATGCAACCTTATCAGGTGGTGCTTTAACAAGCGGTTCAGTTGATAATATTCGTTGGGCTATAACTAATGTTAACTCAGGCTCAGGTACATTCAATCTTATTATTCGTCAAGGTAATGATACTCAAAACCAACAATTAGTAGTTGAAACTTGGTTAAATCTTTCATTAGATCCAAATTCACCAAATTATATTGAATATGTAATTGGTAACCAAGTTAAAAATATCGTTACTGATGGTGATGGTAATTTAAATATTCAAGTTACTGGTTCATATGTTAACCAAAGTAGATATGTTCGTGTATCAAACGTACCAGCTCCAACTCCAAATTACTTATTAAATAACGGAACATTTAATTCTGCATATACTGCTTCTTTACCTGCTGTAGGTTCTGGCTCTTATGGTGGTGCCTTTGGTGGTGCTACAGGTCCATTATTCGGTAACGGTAGTGGTGCTTCTACAGGATTAAAAATGTATACTCAAATCGATAATATCAATATCCAAGGTTTATCAGGAAGTGATTACTCAAACGCAATTGAATTACTTTCAAATCCTGATGAATATGATTATTCATGGATTGTTTTACCTGGTGTTACTTATCAAAACGGATCTGGTATATTAAGTACCTTAATGGCTAATTGTGAAAACAGAGGTGATACAATGGCTATCGCTGATATGGTTAACTATGGTGCTGCTGTTTCAACTGTTAATACAGCTGCTAATAGCTACGATTCATCATATGGTGCTACTTACTGGCCTTGGGTTCAAGTATTATCTCAGGAAACTGGTAAATTAGTATTTGTACCTGCTTCAACTATTATGGCTGGTGTTTATGCTTACAATGATAAAGTAGCAGAAACATGGTTCGCACCTGCAGGTTTCAACCGTGGTGGATTATCAGGTGTAATTCAAGCAGAAAGAAAATTATCACCATCAGATCGTGATAGTTTATATATTAATAAAGTAAACCCAATCGCTACCTTCCCTGGACAAGGTGTTGTAGCATTTGGTCAGAAAACTTTACAAACTAAAGCTTCAGCTCTTGACCGTGTAAACGTTCGTCGTTTATTAATCACATTAAAAAGATACATTGGTAACATTGCTGATAATTTAGTATTTGAACAAAATACAGCAACAACTAGAAATAAGTTCTTAAACCAAGTTAATCCGTACTTAGAAAATGTACAACAAAAACAAGGTTTATATGCTTATAAAGTTGTAATGGATGAATCAAATAATACAGCTGAAACAATTGATAGAAATCAATTAATTGGTGCAATTTATTTACAACCAACTAAGACAGCTGAATTCATTATTCTTGATTTCAACGTTACTCCGACTGGTGTTCAGTTTTCATAAGAAAATAAATTAACAATATTTATATCAAACAATAGATAAAATGGCAGTATTAAACCCGAACGAAATCATGTTCACAGCATTCGAACCAAAAGTTCAGAATCGCTTTATATTATATGTAGATGGTATTCCTTCATACTTAATCAAAAAGGCTTCTGCTCCTGGATTTGAAGCTGGTGAAATCATATTAGATCATATCAACGTTTACCGTAAAGTAAAAGGTAAAGTTAGATGGAATGATATGACTTTAGAATTATACGATCCCGTAGTTCCTTCTGGTGCTCAAGCAGTGATGGAATGGGCTCGTTTAGCTCACGAATCAGTAACAGGACGTGATGGTTATTCTGATTTTTATAAGAAAGATTTAACATTAGATATCTTAGGTCCAGTAGGTGATATCGTATCTGAGTGGATTATTAAAGGTGCTTATGTTAAAACAGCTACCTTCGGTGAATACGATTGGACAGCTGATGCAGCAATTAGCTTATCAGTTACAATCGCTATGGATTACTGTATATTGAACTTCTAATTACACATAGTAGATAATAAAGAGGCGCTAAAGAAATTTAGCGCTTTTTTTATCAAATTTTTAAAAAATATATATTTATATCAAATAATGTTATATGATAGAACAAAACAATGTTGCAAATCTAGATTCTACAGAACAATCTAAATTTAAATTCCCAACAGAAACTGTTGAATTACCTTCTAAAGGTTTATTATACCCAGAAGGAAGTCCTTTAGCTAGCGGTAAAGTAGAAATTAAATACATGACTGCAAAAGAAGAAGATATTTTATCAAACCAAAACTATTTATCTCAGGGAACAGTTATTGATAAATTACTTCAATCATTAATTGTAACTAAATTTAGTTATAGTGATCTTTTAATTGGTGATAAAAACGCTATATTAATTGCTGCTCGTATTTTGGGTTATGGTAAAGACTATGATTTTATCAATGATGGAAGAAAAGTAACTGCTGATTTATCAACTTTAGAAAATAAACCTTTAAGAGAAGATTTAATTACTAAAGGTATTAATTCATTTGAATTTACTCTTCCACACACTAAAGCTGTAGTTACCTTTAAAGCATTAACTCATGGTGATGAACAAGCTATTGATCGTGAAATTAAAGGTTTGCAAAAAATTAATCCATCTGCTTCCGCAGATATTTCAACAAGAATGAAACATGTTATCACTTCAATCAATGGTGATAGTGAGAAAAAAACAGTTCGTGAATTTGTTGATAACTACTTTTTAGCTAAAGATTTAAGAGCATTCAGACAATATTATAAGGAAGTAGTTCCTGATGTTGATATGAAAACTAATGTTATAGCTGACGGCGACGTACTGGAGGGCGTCGAGGTAGGAATTGGACTTAACTTTTTTTGGCCTGACTCCGGAATATAGATTTAGTTTATTTAAGCAAATCCATGAAATAGTATTTCATGGTAATGGTGGATATGATTGGCATACCATATATAATATGCCTATTTGGTTAAGAAACTTTACGTTTAATTCATTAAAAAAATATTATGACGAGCAAAATGAACAAGCCGAAGCTCAAAATAATATTATGACTAATCAAAACCCATCAAAAACTGAAATAGCTCGACCAAATATAGCACCTAAATCAACTTATACAACAGTAACAGCGCCCAAAAAATAGGCGCTGTTAATATTTATATCCATCATACATTAGATAAATGGCCGAAAATTCAGCACAAAATACTGCTCAAGCATTAGAAGACGCAAAAAAGAAAATGCGTGAGCTAAACGAAGAAGTTAAACGTTTAGGTGGACAAGGCTTTGGAGATGTTAATGCTTTAATATCATCCATGGGTAATAATATTACCAATGCTAATAAGCAAGTACAATTAATGCAGGATGAGGTTAATGATCTTAAAAATGCATTTGGTAATATATCTGATACTTTAAAAAATGTAATAGCTGATATTAATGGTAGTACTAAAGCCTCTACTTTATTAACTCGTAATTTTAATAAGTTAGAAGATTACTCTCGTAAGATACAGGAACATAAATCTGAGGAAAATGTTTTAACTGTTAAGCAATTAAAAGAATTACAAAAGAAAGTTGGGAAAGAAATGGATTCGTTAAAAGCGAATCTATTAGAAGCAAAAGCACAAGAAACAATTCTTAAGCGTAAGCAAGAAGCGGGAACAATAACTAAATCTGAATCTGACGAATTATCAAAAAACTTAGCATACCAAAATGAAATTAATAGTGCCTTATCAGAACAAGAAGGTTACTTACGAAAAATAGTTCCTTTAACTGCAAAGGAAGTAGAAGAAGAAAAGAAACTACAAAAAACTCTTGGCATAACAGGTAATTTATTTAAAGGGATTACTGGTGCTCTTGAAAAAATTGGAATTCAAAGTGAATACTTTGAAGACATGGGTAAAAAACTAAGAGAAGCAGCTAAATCAGGAAGTCAATTACAAGTATTAGGTACAGGAATTAAAGGAGTATTTAGTGGAATAGGACAAGCATTAGCAGATCCTGTTGGTAAATTTCTCTTATTAATAGCATTAGGTAAAAAATTACTTGATTTTGGTTTACACTTTAATAAAACCGCTTCCGAATTAGGAAAAAATTATGGTTTAGCTGGCGAAGCCGCCCGTGGGTTAGTCCATCAAATAGAATATGCTTCTGTTGCTTCTAATAATTTATATTTTAATTCTAAAAACATAATTGAAGCACAACAACAACTTAATGATGAATTAGGTACTAGTGCTGTGTTAAGTAATGAATTAACTCAAGGACAAATTGATTTAACTAAAAAATTAGGATTATCAGGAGAAGAAGCAGCTAAATTATCTCAGTTTTCTTTGACAACAGGAAAGAGTCAAGAAAAGATAGTATATGAAATTACTAAAGCAAATAAAGGCTTAATTAGTAATAAAAAATTATTACAAGAAGTAGCTAAAACAGAAGGTCAATTAGCTTCGTTTTATAAAAATGATCCTATATTAATTGCTCAAGCAGTTAAAAAAGCAAAAGAATTAGGTATGACTTTGGAACAAACAAAGTCAACCACTGATGGTTTACTTGATATTGAGTCATCTTTAGCTAACGAATATGAAGCAGAGATGCTCATAGGCAAAAATATAGAGTTAGGTAGAGCTCGTGAATTAGCATTACAAGGTAAAACAGCAGAAGCCGCTGCTGAAATGCTTAAAAATGTTGGTGGCATCGCTGAATTTCAGCAAATGAATCGTATTCAACAAGAGGCATTAGCCAAATCAATGAATATGTCAGCTGATGATTTAGCTAAAACATTAACTACACAAGAACGTTTAGGTAAATTAACTAAAGATCAACGTGATAAAATAGCAGAATTAAGAGCTGCTGGTAAGGATGAACAAGCTGATTTATTAGAAAAAAATGCTGGTAATGATAAAGCATTAAAGTTAGCTGAAATGCAACTTGATACTGAAGAAAAACTAGCACAAGCAGGTCAAAAGTTTAAAGATGTTATTGCTAGTTTAGTTGCTGGTCCTATTGGAACTTTATTAGACGGCTTGTCAAGCGCTCTAAGTGTAGTAAACGATATATTTAAAGTTTTATCTGTTTTAAAAGTTCCTCTTATGATAATAGGAGGTATATTTGGAACTATTTGGACTGCTGCTAAAGGAATACAATTAGCAGAAACAATAACTACTGCTCTACAAGGTAAAAAATTAACTTTTAGTAATTTAATAGCAGGTAATACTATAAAAGAAAATTTATTTAAGGTTAAAAATAACGCTCAGGCAGCAGTTGAATTAGCAACAGAAAGAGGAAAAGTATCTTTTAAACAATTAAATAGTGCTTTAGAAAAAGAATCATTTCTTACTAAAACACAAGCTTATGGTATTGCTTTAAAAGAATGGGCTGTAGCTAAATGGAAAGCCTTGACTGGTAAAGAACAACTTGTTACTGATCAATCTACATTACTTGTTCAACAACAACAAAATGCAACTGAACAAGCTGGATTATTAGTAAGAATAAGAAAGGGTCTTGTATCAGCAAAAGACTACGTGATGCAAAAAGGAATAGCATTATTTGAAAAACTTCAAAATGCTTACGAAAGTATAAGTTTAACCCTTAAACAAAAAGGATTAGCTTTAACTATTAAAGATTTCTTTAAAAGTATAGGTCAGGCAGCGATGAAAGTTTATTCATCAGCCGCTGCTATTCCTTTTGTAGGTTGGGCTCTTGGTGCTGCTGCTGCTGCCGCGGTGGTAGGTTTAGGTATGAAGTTAATGACTAAAGGAGATGACGTTGTATCACCAGGATATGGCAAAAGAACGTTAATGGCTCCTGAAGGTGCTATTGCTTTAAATGATAAGGATACAGTAATTGCTGGAACTGATTTAGGTGGAAAAGGCAAAGGTGGTGGCGCCGCTGCAGGTGGTGGTGGAGGATCAATAGATATAGGTCCTTTAGTAGCTGCTATTAACGAAGTTAAAGCCGCGGTAGATGGTATAGTAGGTCGTTCAGTTGAAGTATATTTAGATAGTACACAAATAGCGCAGAAAATACAGACACCGATGGCTGTAACTGCTCGAAGAACAGGATAATAAAATATTTATATAAAATAATAAAACATGGCACAGATTCTCGACCAATTAAAAGATTCATCGTTAAGTTTACAGGGTAAAACTCCTGAAACTTCTCCTAATGCTTTGCCATCATCTACTAACCAAACAGTAAATGATTTAGGTAAGTCTATGTTAGATTTACCAGTAGCAAATCCCGAGAAGTATTTGGATAAAAAACCTCAATAACACGTGAATGCCCTTAATAGATTTAAAATCAGATCTAACAAACTTAAAGTTTGGTAATGACCGTCCTGGGGGCGGCAATAGTGGGCTTCCCTACATTAAAACATACTTACCACAAAACGATTTTGCTATTGATCAGTTGGGATTTGCTGCTGGAAAATACAGCATAGATTTCCCAATTAGAGGTGGTGCTAAAGCAGTTACAGATGCTGTAACTGATACTTTACGTATTACAAAATTTTTAGGAGATTTACAACGTGGTCCTTTCTTTGTTGCCAAACAAGTAGGACTTCAATTATCAAATCCACGTACTGAAGTAGGCAGTGTTTTAGGTAATACTCCTTATACTCAAGTTTATGTACCTACAAATACATTAGCTCAAGTTGGAGTTCAAGGAACAGGAATACATTGGGATAGACCAGGTATTTCTCCTAATACTAATGATCAACTAAAGTATGCTTATGTTGTTGGTCAACAAGTAGTAACTAATAATGGTGCAACAAACCGATTAGTTGCTTTATATAAACTTAAAATTAACCAAGAAGCAGGAGAAGTAGATCCATTATTAGTAAAAAAGTTAGGATTAGATGATAAAACACAACTTAACTTATTTGAATATTCTAATGGACCTGAAACAACATACGGAATAGGAAAAACAACTATTCCTAGATTTGAAAACACTACCCCATCATCTGCTTCTATATTTCAGAATCCATTTTTATTTGGAACACGTCCTAATCCTACTTTAGATTATAAAAGATATATTACTGCCTCCACAGCATATATGTCTCAAAGTGGGGATATTTTCAATCCTGGATATGTACAAGCTCAAGGTAGTTTTTATTTAAATAACATAGGACAACAATCAGATGTTATAGTAAATAACTTTTCTACAAACAGATATCCTACTAATTTTAGATTAATTACTGGTTCAAAACCAGTGTTTAATTTTTCAAAATATACAGCTGCTCAAAACATATTCGTATCTGAATCTAGAATAGCAGTAGTAAGTGGAATTGAAGCTAACGGGCAAAGTATTACAACAACTAATCAACAAAGAATAGTTTCTAGAAGTAATTACGAATCTACCCCTTATCCAGTAGTATTTAGTGGTTCTTTTGTTCGTCCTGCCAAGGCAACTCCTACAGAAGAGCCAGGTGGAGCTCAAACAGCTTATAAATTATACGAATCACTTGAATCCCCTCCTTTACAAGAGAGTAGAAGTAAGGATATAGAAAATAACGGATCAGATCCTAATTTTTCATCTCCTTCTGGATATACTTTTACATATAGTTTAATTAAACAAGGAGGAGCTAATGCTAAAAATAATAGAGGACAAATCCCTCAAGATTTTAGAAAAATATTAATTGATAACCAAATAGGTGATACTTCATTATATAGTTACGATTATAAAAGTCCTAGTATAAACATGCAAGGTCGAATTGGCTATGCTGATTCTGGTTTAACTACTTTTAATCGTGATAAAATTACTAATACTAATACTTCGACTCAAGATAGAGTAACTATGGTTCCCTTAGATAGCCAACTTATTCCTGGACAAGGAATGGCTAGGGATTTAGTAAAATTCTGTGTTGAGGGAGTAAGCAATGACAATCCAGTAAATACAACTAAGATTCATTTACGCGCTTATGTAAACGGATTTACTGATAATCATAGTGCTGAATGGAGTGGTTTTAGATATACTGGTAGAGGTGATCAATTTTACACTTATCAAGGTTTTACAAGAGAAGTAAGTTTGAATTTTCAATTACCTGCTCTTTCTAGACCTGAAATGAAACGCATTTATCAAAAAGCTAACTATTTAGCTTCATTATGTTATCCTGATTATAACTCTTCTGGTTTAATGAGAGGTAATATTGTATTATTAACATTCGGGGATTACTTATATAGAGTACCAGGATTATTAAAGAATGTAAATATTACCATTCCAGATGAAGCTGCTTGGGAAATAGCAATGACTGAACCTGAAAGAGGGGCAGATACTGATATGTATGAATTACCTCAACTTTTAAAAATAAGTTTGGGCTTTACACCTATTATGAGTATATTACCAAGAAGAGGTGCAGGTGTACCATTAATAACCCCAGCAAATAAAAACAATAGATTTTTAAGTGAAGTAGCAGCTATAAAATAAATTATGTCAGATAGATATTTATTCATACCACTCGAAAAAAAATTAATAAGTGATGATAAATCACCTTCAGCAAGACCTGTAGGTACACAATATTATCGTCCAACTTATTATCCTAACATAACTGTAACACCACAGGATAATTATATTATTACTAAGATAACAGATCGTTTAGATCTAATTGCTTTTGATTTCTATGGTGATTCAACGTTGTGGTGGGTGCTTGCTATGGCTAATAATTTGCAAGGAGATTCTTTATATCCTGGTGAAGGAGTTCAAATAAGAATACCAGCTAATTTAAGTTTAGTGTTAGCAGAATATAATAGAGACAATTCAACTTCGTTATAACAATGGCCGTTCTAGATTATACAAATGTTGTTGGAAAAACTTTTTTTGGCTATGTTAAAGATCAATTAGCTAAAAGAGCTGAAATTTTATCTAAAGGAGGAGGCAACGATCCCTTTACTGAAAGAACTCCACAGGAGTTAGAATGGTTAACTAATAGAAATGGATGGGTTAGAGTTACATCTAATATTGAAATTAAATCAGGCAATCCACTTTCTAACAAATATGGTGCTGGAGATGCATTAGCTAAAAAATATATTTTACAAGGCGGTGTTATATATGCTAACTCTTCTTTAAACAATGGTTCTGTTTTGAGAAGTGGAGTTGGTGCTGATAAGGTATATGGTGTAGGGTTTCAAAATGGAGATGCCTATGGAATGGGATTAAAACCAATGCCTGGTATAACAGGTTTCTCTATTGAATGTTCAGGCCCGTTTGGCGCTTTAAAAACAGCAAATATTAAGGTTAAAGCATATGATCTTGAACAATTTAATATTATAGAAACTTTATATTGCCATTTAGGAATGTCTGTTATAATTGAATTTGGACATATTCCATATATTGATAATGATGGTAAGTTTATTTCTACTCCAAAACTTTTAGATGTATTTAAAATTAATAGTAAAGAGCAAATTGCTCAAAATATCACTGCTCAAAGAAAAGCAACTGGAGGAAATTATGATGCTTTATTCGGCACACTAATTAATTATGGTTGGACTACAAGCAACGATGGTAGTTATGACATTGATTTAAAAGTAATGGGACCAGGTTCAGTACTTGAATCTATAAGTATAAATTATACAACATCTAATGTTCCTCCTTTAACACCAAAAAATCTTCCTATATATGCTGAATTTTTAGAACAAAGTGGAGGATCTGAAGGATCACCACCTGCTTCAAATTCAACTCCTACCCAAGGAAGTTCAACAGCAGGTACAGATAGTACGACTCAACCAGCAGAAGATCCTGCAAAAGCATTATTACCTGGAGTTATTGCTTCAAGAAATAATTCAATTATTCATAGACATTTATATAGAATATATGAAAATGCTTTAACAACTCAACAAGTATCAAATACAAGTAGTGGTTTGAAGGATCAAGATGATGCTAGTAGTGCTATAAGAACAACAACTACTCCTATACTCACAAATGAAATTTTTAAACAAAATACAACTTATAATTTTTTAAAAACATCAGGAGGAGGACTTACAGGTAATACTTTAGCTTTAAAAGGAAATAATGCTGCGATGATTGCAGGAACATCTCCTGCGGATTCTATTCCTTTTATTGATACTAACTTATTTAGATATCTTACTGTTGCTTATGTAACTAATCCTGATGATGGAGGTACTTCTGCTACAGCTACAACTAAAGACCAACTTCCTAGAGTTTATATTCCTTTTGGATATTTACTAGCAATTATACAATCATCAGGAGTGTTATATAATAGTTCTGCTAAGGATGCTACAGCAAAAGAAACAAAACCTTATATATATTTAGATTTTAATAACAAAACTAATTATTGTTTTGCATATCCTTGGGCTGTTTCAGTAGACCCTAATGTTTGCTTAGTCGATATTGCTAACGGACCAGCATTAAATGATGCTTTATTTAAAGGATCTACTAGCGTTGGAGTTATTGATTCTACATATTTTGATGATATCTATTACACAACTGTACCTAAAGAAAAATTAAATACCCAAAAATTAGTAGGTACAAATCACATATATAAAGCAGAAGATGATAAAGTAAGTAAAGTAATTCAGAGTGCGGGATTAGGATTTTATGCGGGTGAAAATAAAGGCCGCATTATGAACATATTACTCAACATAGAGTATATTGTAAATAAAATGGATGCTTTAGCTGGTAATAGTGATAAAAAAGAAGTTAGATTAGATAGATTTTTAAATGATATCCTTACTGATATTAACAAATCTTTAGGTGGGGTAAATGAATTTAGAGTAGCATTTTTAGATGAGTCCTATTGTATTCAATTAACTGATGAACAAAGATTAGAGAATCCTGTACCTACAGTAATTGATGTTATTGGTTTAAATTCAATTGTACAAAATTATAGTTTTACCTCTAAAATTTCCCCTCAATTAGCATCAATGTTAATAATTGGAGCTCAAGCAGGGGGAACAAGCGCAAAAGCAGCAACAACCGATGCTAGTTCTGTTGGACAATGGAATGCTTATGTAAAGGATAGAATTATGCCTGCTAAAGTAGATTCTACTGAGGGGGATGATAGTGGAGCTGTACAAGAAACACCTACAGAAGTTAAAGCAGATAATGAGGATATTGATCTTGAAGATGCTACAGAAAACTCTCCTGATGACCAATTATCCCGTCTTATAAAGGGAACATACGTTAATCTCAAATATAGTGAATCAGATATTGAGGGAGCAAGAACAACATTAAAAGATAAATTATTAGAACTTAAAGCAACCTTAGAAGATACTTCTGCTGCCCCCATGATTCCTTTAGAAATGAGTATAAAAATGGATGGCATTTCAGGAATATTAGTAAATCAAATGTTTGTAATACCTCCTGCTCGTTTACCTTTATCATATCAAGGAAGTGACCCAACAAAAACAAGATTGGGATTTGTAGTTAGAAAAGTAGAAAATACAATAGATAATAATAGATGGGTAACAAGTATTTCTGGTCAAAGTCTATTTTTAAAGAATGAAGTTAGTGCTGGAGTTAAACTAAAAAGTACAGACTATAAAGTTAATACCCCTCCTCCTACGGCACCTCCAACTTCCTCTTCAGGAACGGGACCTAGACAAACAACAGATCCTACTGTTCAAAGACAAGAACAAGAAAATTTACAAAGAGTAACAGTACCTAATTCTGGTAAAAATACAACAGCTAATACTTATACCTACATACCCAAAAATTCAACTAAAGAAGTAGATGTATTTATATTTTATCCTGGTGTTGATGTTGGGGGAAGAATAGGTAGAGATTATATGCCTCAAAAAGTTACAGCTGCTGCCCCTGATTGGTTTGATAAGTATGTTTTAGTATTCCCAACAACATGGACTACTTCCTTTTCAAGTGTTAAACGAGAAATAAATGAATTACTTACAAAAGCAGGTTTAACTCAAAGAACATTAAATATAGGTATTTATTCAGGAAGCGGAAATAATAGTGCAAGTGTATTAGCAGCAGTAAAATCATCAGGAAGAGAACTTAGAAACTTTATAATGATGGATCCTGTACCTTCGAATAATTTAACATTAGCAGTAAAATCAATTATAAATAGAGGGGGAACATTCCAATATTTATATTATAATCCAAATGCTTGGGTTGGAGAAAGTTATTATGGTTCTGTTGACAGAAACGGAGCACTTCAAGGAAGTATTGCTACTCTAATTAATTCAGGAACTGGTAAAGTGGGTATAAAAAGAGTATCAACTGGACACCTTGATATTCCTACTTTTATGTTAAGAGAACTTAAGTTACAAATAGAAAAGAATTTAGGATAATGGCTCAATACTTTCCAAAAAATAGAGTAATAGATAATAAATACACTAATGGTGATAAGTTTGTTAATCCAACAACTAAACAACCATATGTGGGATATTACTATGAAACGTTTGATGGGGAATTTAAAACAGGAAAAAATCCGATGGAGGGTCCTTCATCACCTTTAGAGCCTATAGGTATTGCAACGTCCAATCCTCAAATTCCTAATAACGGTAATAATGATGTTTATTCTTTATTATCTAAAGGAAGAGCAGGAGCATCTAATTCAGTAATAGGTACATTAAAAGAACCTCAACCTTATTTTCCTAAACCAACTCCTCAAGATTACAACAGAGGATATTTTACACGTTACGTAGCTAAAAAAAGAAATTCTCCTAATTCTATATTTTTAGAAATTGATAGACCTACTTATAATGATTTATTATATAAAGGAGGAGTATACAATTATCCAATGTGGGCTGTAACTTCTATATTTTGGCAAATTACTGGTCCATTACGTGATAATAGAGAAAATAAAGATTATCCTCGAGCAGGAATAATTGATACTAATAAAAGAATTTTAATTACTAAATCAAAAGCTTTTCCTAGCATTGAAAAATTTTTTTCTAATTTAACACAATTTGCTGTTATTGAATCTATAGAAATAATTTCTGGACAATATACATCTGGTAGAGAGTTAGAATATAGAAGTAATGGAAAAGAGTATGTTGGATACTATCACGTGCGAGGAAATGGAGATGTATTTGATGGAGCTACCACTGCCCAATCAGAAAATATGCTTTTAAAACCAATGAATACAACAGTAGCTGGTTCTATTTCATTGCTGTTAGACAAAACGCTAAAAGAACTTCGAGCTCAAAATATAGCTAATTTTGGAGGTTTAAGACTGTAGTATTATATTTACAGAAACAAAGGTTATGTTTTATATTATTGAAACTGAGGATCAACTCAGTCGACTACATACTGACTGCACAAATTGCTTTATTAACATAATTCCGCTTAATGATAATTTTCATCCTAAGCTGAGTGAAACATGTTTAATATACTATAAGTGTCCCACATCAAAGGGTTATTTATTTACTATAAATCACAGTGAAGCATTTAAATTACCATTACAATCAGTATTAAATTATCTTACTAGAAAACATGAACGCATTTATACGTTAGATAAAAAGGCAACTAAATATCTAATTGGTGATGAATTGCCTATTATTGATGTAAATTTTATGTTACCTCAGGCGCTTAAGGAAGAGGTGTTTAATACTACATTACATGATCATTTTTATAACAAGTTTTTTCATTTAAAAAACATTAATAGTATTATTCCTATTTCTAAACATTATGAAAAACAGGAAAATATATTTAATAACATATCTTGGTGTTTAGGATTAATGCCTAATGAATATTTAAATGATGATTATACTGATGTATTTTATAATATAGAAAAACAAGGTATTGGGTTCGATGATAAATTACTTAAAAAACATTTTGAATTTGGTTGGGCAGAATATTCAGTATCTGCTAATTGTATATACGGGTATTTTAACTTATATAACCACACCACTCGCCCAACTAATGCGTTTAACAATATCAATTTCAGCGCTTTAAACAAAGATAACGGCGCCCGTGAAACATTTACACCAACAAATGACTATTTAGTTGAATTCGATTATAGCGCTTATCATCCACGTATAATCGCAAAAATCATTGGATATGAATGGAAAACTAATCCATATGATGAAATACCTAAAGAGGTAATGTTTCAAAACTTATATGGTGGAATTAGGAAAGAACACATTCACGAACCATTTTTCGCTAAATTAAACGAATACTTAGATGTTAAATGGAATGAATTTACAAGTGATGGGGTATTAGACTTAGTAATGACTAAACTTCCTGCTTCGCAAATTGAGAATCCTACCAAAAACAAATTACTTAGTTATATTATTCAGTCATACGAAACATATTATAATGTTAAGACATTAAAGTTGGTGTTTGATTATTTAAAAGATAAACAAACCAAAATAGTATTATACACTTACGATTCATTTCTATTAGACGTGTCTCGCAAAGACGGAAAGAAATTATTAACGGATATTAAAAACATACTTGAAAATCTTGGATTCCCCACTAAGATGAAAACAGGTGATAATTATGGGGTTTTAAACTAATCGCAATATTTATGGATAATAGACTAAATTTTGAAGATTTGGCAAATAAGTTATTTTGTACCTTTACTACACAGGAAAATCTCCCTATAGTTCTTGAAGACGTAAAACGCAAGTATCAAATTTTATTTAATAAAATATTTGTGCTTCACGTCCCATCAACTGAGGAATATGTGTGTACGTATAATGTGGACTCGTTTAATGTTACAAACGATATTCTGCCTGGTACTATATTATTACATAGAAAGAAAGAAAGTAATACATTATACACAATTAATGCTTTGAATGCCTTGATTAAATCATTGAATGGTGGAATCATGGATAGTAAGTATATGATTAATTGGAATGATTATAAAAACTGTATATTACTTACTCGCGGTGATGATTTTAAAAAATTAGACACTAAAATACATCAGATAATCAATCTGTAAATACTATTGTCAGAATATAATTTGTTAGACAATAGATAAAAGAAATTTGGATACCCCAATTTTCTATCTTACATTTAGTAAAACATAAAATAAGTTATATGGATTTAAAAACAATCAAATCGCGTCTCAATTCGCTCCAGAAGACGAAAGGCGGCTCTAACAACAAGGAAGAGCGTGCTAAAAATTTCTGGCGTCCGACCGTAGGTAAAGCTACGATTCGTATTGTACCGTCTAAGTTTGATAAAGCTAATCCGTTCCGTGAAGTGTATATTCACTACAACATCGGAAACAGGATGATGATTGCTTTGACTAACTTTGGCGAAAAAGACCCTATCGTTGAATTCGCATCTCAATTGCGTAAAACAAGCGATAAGGCAAATTGGTCATTAGCCAAGAAAATTGAACCAAAACTTCGTATTTTCGCACCAGTTGTTGTGCGTGGTGAAGAAGACAAAGGTGTTCGCCTTTGGGAATTTGGTAAAGAAATGTATTTAGATTTGCTAAGTATGGCTGAAGATGAAGATATCGGAGACTATACTGATGTTATGGATGGTCGTGACTTTATCGTTGATACAGTTGGACCTGAAGTTACTGGTACTAAATTTAACAAATCATCTGTCCGTGTACGTACAAAAACTACTTCATTAAGTGAAGACAACGACCAAATTAAAACTTGGTTAGCTGAGCAGCCTGATGTTATGTCGTTATATAAAAAGTACGAATTCGACGAAATGAAAAAATCACTTCAAGAATGGTTAAATCCTGAAGATAGTGATGCTAGTGACGAAGAAGAAACAGTAGCACCAGCACCTTCTAAACAAACAACTGGTTTACAGTTAAATGTTAAGAAGAAAAAAGATTTCGATGAAGAAGAATTCGACGATTTATTTAAAGACGAAGAATAATATATATGGCAAAATCTAAAAAAGAAGAAGGTATTAGCTCTGCAATATCGAGCAAACTTAAGGGTACGTTTGATTTGGAAAAATTCAAACAGAGTAAGTACTTAGCTCAACCCGTTAAGTTTAAACCTCAAACATGGATACCATTATCCAATGCTTTTCAAGATACATTGTCTATTCCTGGGATTCCGATGGGCCACATAACTTTGTTACGTGGTCACTCGGATACAGGTAAAACAACAGCAATGTTAGAAGCAGCTGTTGTAGCACAAAAAATGGGTGTATTGCCTGTTTTCATTGTGACTGAGATGAAATGGTCTTGGGAACACGCTAAACAAATGGGATTTGAAGTACAGGAAGTTGTGGATGAATCTACAGGTGAGGTAGTAGATTATAAAGGATTCTTTATCTATACGGATAGAGGAGCTTTAAATACTATTGAAGATGTAGCTGCGTTTATTGCTGATTTGTTACATGAACAAAAAACGGGTAATTTGCCTTATAACCTATGTTTCTTCTGGGACTCAGTAGGTAGTATTCCTTGTCGTTTATCAGTTGAATCTAATAAAAACAATAACGAATGGAATGCTGGTGCTATGTCTCAACAATTTGGTAATTTTATTAATCAGCAGGTTATATTATCAAGAAAGGAAAATATGCCTTATACTAATACGTTAGTTGCTGTTAACAAAATATGGGTAGCAAAACCATCAACACCAATGGAACAACCTAAAATGAAAAATAAGGGTGGTGACACTATGTTCTTTGATTCTTCATTAGTTATTACTTTTGGTAACGTTACTAATAGTGGTACTAATAAAATTAAAGCAACTAAGAATGGTAAAGATGTTGAATTTGCTAAACGAACAAAAATTAGTTGTGATAAAAACCACATTACTGGTGTTACCAGTAGAGGATCTGTTATTATGACAGTTCATGGATTCATTGAC